TGTAACCAATGTAACCAATGTAACAGGTTTGTTACTCCCCATCCCCTCTAAACATGTAATCATTGTAGGTCTGTAACAATGTAACATTGTAACATTGTAGGTATTACTTATATATATATTACTTATATATATTTTTTATGTAGAACTATTATATATAGATACATTACAATCATTACACCATTACACCATTACACCCAAACATACCTACACTCTATGGAGGGGATGGGTACCAACAAACCCGTTACATATTAAACAACCAAACATAATTACATCATACACGTAGTAACGTAATTTGTCAACGTATAATTCAGTGTATTTTAACCCTCTTACTAACCTATCCACTAATCCTATCTTCATCTCCCAAGTGGAATTGCTAAACTAGTAACAATAAGAAAAGCCCAACACTATGGCTAACTAGCATTGGGCTTAGTTTAATTAACTATGTGAACTAGATATTGGTTATAGTTCTAACTTTCGTCTAGAATCGCTTGAATAGAATCCATCTTTTCTTGACTAATAGTCCCATCTACAATAGCACTAGCAATTGAATCTGGAATTCCAGCATTTACATAACTAGCGATTTTCTCTGATCTGGACTTAACTTTTACTCCTGCCTCAGTTGCCTGGATAGTGCTTCCATCTAGGTTATTTATCTCACTTAGACTCAATAGTCTAGTTGGTCTCTGAAATGCAATAATTCTATTACCTACTAGCCATGATTTAATATCTGAGTCACTAGCGGATGAAAAATCAATTCTGATTGTGATGGAAGCTTTTTCATCGTTATTGTTCGTGATTGAGCAGGTATGTTTAACAATACCAATTGTTTGTCCTAGTGTCATAATTAATGTCCTTTCATATTGACATAATGTTATAACATCTAGTTCACACGGTACTAATGATGGCTAGACGTAAACCGTACTAGCCATACCTAAATTGTCAGAGAACAAAGATCATTTAATTATTTAATCATCTAACATTAAATCCATCATCACATATTTAATCTAGTCTGTCAACATAAATCGTAACTCATTACATAAATTAAAACATCTGGTCGATGGGGAAAGATTGATGTAATAGTGCGGGGGTTAGCTTCCCTACATTTTAGCTGAAAATTTTTATATTGTACCAAAATTTCCATTTGTTGACAGATGGTTAAATTAATTAATTAACTTTTCTCTTTTCTCTTTCCTCTATTCTCTTTTTATTAATAGAATTAGACTAAACAAATACATCAAAAAATACGTTGACAATAATGAAAAGAACGGTTATAATAAATTTAAAATTGGAGAAAAATTAATGGACTTAGCAGTGGAAAGTGAAAAGGTAGAGAGAAGTTCCCTTTATGGTTTTGAGATGAGAGAGCCTGATCTACGTAGAAGTGATAGACAAGGAACTCATGATATTAAGCAGCTTTGGCAATGCTCTCATGAGATCATAGCGCTGGCATTACAAGGGCATAAGCAATCTGTAATTGCAAAGTTATTAGATGTATCTCCAGTTACTGTCTCTAACACGCTAAATTCTGAATTAGGCATTCAAAAACTCTCATCAATGCGAGAAAAGCGAGACAAAGGAATTATAAATGTAGAGAAGCGAGCTGCAGAGTTAGCAGAAAAAGCCCTTAAAATTTATGAGGAAATCTTTGACAATGATACAGTGTCTTATAACTTAAAAAAAGACACTGCAGACACTGTATTAATGGATCTAGGTGGACATAGATCTCCGACTAAAATAGACACTCGTAATATGAATACTACTGCTACTCTGCAAGAAATTGAAGAATTTAAAAAGAGAGGAATTGCTGCAGCGAAATCAGCAGGGATGATAGTAGAAGTTAAGAAGATTGACGAGGCTTAATTTTTGAGGAGGCAGGATGAACATCCACGAAAAGAATAAGTCCCACCGTGAATTACTTCAAGAAATATCAGACCAATTAATGATATGGTCTGTTGATAAAACTACAAGCGGCTATCAACATGCGCCCATGGATAATTTGGCAAAACTAATTTTGAACCATTTAAAGGCAACTTCTTTTTGGCCTGGATATGATTTTGATGAACATTAAAATAACATGCCTATTTGCTACAAGGACTTACAGAGAAGCCAGATGTAGTCCCCTGCACTTAATGCTGGAGGATAAATGATAGACACATACGAAGTCGTGAAAAAATTAATAGGCCCTATTATGCCAATCGGTGGAACAAATGAGGGCAATGACATAAGGCGTGAGAACTTAAAGAAAATGATCGCCACGATTGATTCTTTGCTTAAAGATATCGGCTATGTCGCAAGGTACAGCAAGGACCGGCATGTATATGGCACGTCCAAATCCGGCAAGATAGCGCATACTTATTTAGTTAATAAAGGGATCGATGATTATTAAATACCCCAAAAGCGCCGGAACTTTGATAAGAGAGTGGCATGATAGACAAAATAGTCTTGGTGCAGCACAATAGAGGAGATAGCACTATTTTTATTAAAGTTCTTAAGTTAATGAAAGAAGAAAAAGAAAATATAACCAGTTAATTAAATAATTTAACAAACTATGAAAATTCAGAGAAAGACAAACTTAATGGAAAATTACCAAAAGAGAGTATTAGATGAAAAAGCAGATCTTGAAGTGAAGTTAATCTCACTGACTCAGTTTATTAATTCTATTAACTTTGCAATTTTAGTTGAAGAAGAAAGTCTTCTTTTATTTGATCAGTTAATTGCTATGAGGGAGTATTTTAACATACTTAAACTGAGAGTAGCTAGATTCTAGTATGAAAAAACTCTCTATTATAATTTCTAATCGAAATGATCTTGCAATGCTCTCTGTAACAGTCAGAAGCTGCATTGAAGAACTTCGCCCTCTCGGACTGAAAAACTGTGAAATCATTATAGTCGATAACTCTAATGAGAACTTCTACAAACTACTCCCTAGTGTAATCCCTACTGGTTACATTAAAGAGAGATTAATTAAGATTTACCATCAAGACTTTCCTTGCTTATTCACTGCTCGTGATCTAGCAGTTGAAAAATCACTAGGTCAATACATCTCCTGCGTCGATTCTCACATGATCATTGGTAGAGATATGTTCTTAGACCTCTACAACTTCATGGAGAAAAACAAGCACAATACTAAACTAGCCTTCGCTCATGCACCAATCTCTTGGGCACATCAGCATGAACGTTCAGCTAAACACGACAGAGACATGTCAGTTAACGAACTAGGTAATTGGAATACTTGTTATAATAAAGTTCGCACAATAACTTGGAAAGGAATGCCTTGGATTTGCCGAAAGAGTCTCTGGCAGACTATCAATGGCTATGGAGCACTTTCTCAGCATAAGTTATCTTGGGGTGGAGGTGACATGCATATAGGAATTAAGCCTTGGCTTCTTGGGTTTAAAAACTACGCAGTACCAACTAACCCAGGCATCCATATAGGACCCTTTCCTAAAATTGACCTAGACTCTAATGACTCTTCAAAGACAAAAGTAGGAAATTACCGCCTCTGGAATAAGTCCGGAGAAGGGCCTGCTACTCTCGGCTTCCTTGTTTCTTGCTACGTACTCGGCGGAGAAGAAATGATGCTGAGAAATAAAAGTGCAATCCAAGAACGCTTTGGCAAATACTTAGATATAAACAAACACTGGTCTCAAGCTATATCATTCGGACAAGATGAAAAAGCCTGGCTTGACCAAGTGAAGATAATAACCTTTGATCAATTGCTTAAGACTAAACCTTGGGAGGCATAATGGGTACAGTTCAGAAACTAAACATAGCTGATCAAACTGGAGCATTTAAAAATATAAATGATCTCCTTGATGAATTAAGAAATGGCAACATAGAAGCTCTTGCTATTGCTTATACACGTAAAGATGATCACAGTACAAGAACCTTCAGAAATGGATTTAATAGAGTTCTATTAATTGGTACGTTAGAACAATTAAAGTTTGATATATTAGAAGGTGGAGACTTTGAATTTACTGACTATGACAAAGGATTAGATAACTAAATGGCTATTCAAATAAACAGAGCAATCTTCCTTCACATTCCTAAAACTGGTGGTACTTGGATAACTAATTACTTTAAAGAGACTAATATGGATCATGAGCATAAGGGTCTTGGTATTCATGCTCATATAGGATGTCAACAAGTAAGGGAAATTATAGGATCTACTGAAGACTTACACTTTTGCTTCATACGTCATCCTCTAACTTGGTACAGATCTTTCTGGCAATGTAAGCAAGAAGCTGTAAAGGACAGAACTGGTATATGGATAAATGAAATAGTTGATCTACCATTTCAAGATTATATAGACACTATACTACAAACTCATCCTGGATTCCTAACAGGTCATTTTAAGAAATTCACAGAATGCTGTAGATTTATTGGTAAACAAGAAAATTTAAAAGAAGACTTAAACAACATACTTAAATACTTAAGAATCTCATATGATAAGGATTACTTACTTCAAAAACCTTTTGAGAATGTAATTCCTTCAGATCAAAAATATACTAAAGAATCAGCTTTTGCTATAATGGAAACTGAGAAGAGTTTTATTAAAGAATATAATTATAACTATATCCCTATGGGCGTGTTAGATGTTTGAATCACTTAAAGAATTCTCCAGCATAGTAATCTCTGGGCCTCAACGCTCTGGTACACGCATTGCTGCGAAGATAATCGCTGCTGATACTAACAAGGAATTAATTGATGAAAGATACTTAAACAATCATGATGAACGCTTACTCAATCATTACCTAACAAAGGAAAATGTAGTAATTCAATGTCCTGGTCTTTGTCACTTGTTACATAGAATAAAAACTCCATCTACTCTAATAATAGTAATTCTAAGACCAATACAAGAAATAATCTCTTCAGAAATTCGCTGTTGGGATAAGAAGTCTGAGTTCATAGAATTGGTAAAATACGGCTATACAAATGGAGTAATTTCAGAGATTAAGTATAACTTCTGGAAAAGTCATCAGAAGCCCTTATTATCTGATAAGGCAAAAGAAATAGAATACCATAAGCTCTCAAGCCATCCTTTATTTATTAAAGATAGAAAGAACTTCAGGTGGAATCAAACAGAGTGATATACTGGATAACTGGCAGATCAGGAGCAGGAAAAACTACATTAGCCTACAGGATAGCAAAGCAAGTTAATGGCATAGTTCTTGATGGTGATGAAGTAAGAAAGCATTTTCCAGTTGGTTATAGTAATAAAAGCAGAAAAACTAACATTGAGAGAATATCTAAAATAGCTAAAATAATAGAAGATCAAGGAAAAACTGTCATAATATCTTGTATAAGCCCAAATAGGAAGTTCAGAGAAAGTATGCAGAAGACCTTTAATGAATGTATAGAAATATGTATGCCTTTTGGTCTGTTATGGAAGGACACAACTTATGAAGAGCCTTTGGATTAAACTATGAAAACTTTAATAGTCTCCCTCTACCCATATCAAGGAAAAGGTCTAGACTCCTGGATTGACCATGGAGCTGGTATGACTTACACTGCAGCTAAACAATCAGGCTGTGATGTAAGCTTTCTTGATATGAAGACTTTAACCAATGATAAAGAGTTAAAAGTTGCTCTAACGGGCTATGATCTCATTGCCATTAGTATGAAAAGTTCCTACTACGCCATAGGAATGAGAGTAATAAAGTATGCAAAAGAACTCGGATCACTGGTCATAGTAGGAGGTTACCATGCTACTGCAGCTCCAAATGAACTACTCAACAATCCTGAAATAGACTACATATTCAAAGGTGAATCAGAGCTAACTTTCCCTAAGTTCCTTAAAGATCATTTAATGTTTAAACGATCTATAACTGGTGAAAAGCCTAAGGACTTAAACCTTCTTCCATTCGTAGATAGGTCAATCTACACTACTTCAATTGAAGATTGTACTAACTGGTGGTATGGAGGAAAACTCACTAAAATGACTTCAGTCTGCGCAGCTAGAGGATGCCCTTATCACTGTGCCTTTTGTCAACCTTTAGAAAACAATCACTTTGGTAAAGCCCTACGAAGACGCTCGGTTGATAGTGTAATATCTGAACTTAAACAATTAGTAACTCTCTACAACCCTGAATGCTTAATGATCCATGATGATACTTTCCTTCTTCAGCGAAATTGGTTAGAAGAATTTATAGATAAGTACCCTGAGATAGGTCTGCCTTTCTGGGCATCTGGTCGTGCAGATGGAATTTGTAAGAATCCTGACTTAGTTCAAAGACTTGTAGACATAGGTTGGGATTTAATCTCTGTAGGATTTGAATCTGGATCACAGCGAATTTTAGATAAATTAAAAAAGGGAATCACAGTAGAGCAGAATCTAGAGTCAGCCAAGATTATTAAGTCAACTGGAGCTAAGATCTACGCTAATTACATCACAGCAATTCCCTGGGAAACTAAATGGGACATTCAAGCTACATCTAAAATGGCTGATGAAATAGACGCTGAAATGCCTTCATGGGCTTACTTTGCACCTTACCCTGGATGTGAATTAGGTGAGTATTGTATTGAAAAGGGATGGTCTTTACTAAATCAAGAAACCTACGATCGTTGTCCTTCAGGCGAAAAAGTTAAACATGTAGACTATAATTATGTAAGTAAAGTTCGCCAGGGGTTACGTGAAGATCCTTATCCTATCTTCTGCGACATAATTATCCCTGCTTACAATAACGAGCATTATTCAATAGAATGTTTAAACTCTATTAAAGACTACACAGAACCTGGAACATATAGAGTAATCTTCGTAGACAATGCATCTACAAAAGAAAGCTTGGATAAAGTCAAGGAAGTCCTCTCAGGCATTGAACACTTATTAATTCAAATGCCTACTAATGAAGGATTTGTAGGAGCTATTAATAAAGGATTAGAGTCTTCATCTGCGCCTAATGTTTGCTTGTTAAACAACGATACTATTGTATCTAAAGAATGGTTAAAGAAACTAGTTGACCACTTGGCTTCGTCCAAAGACCTTGGCATTATAGGTGCTTTGACTAACTATGGAAAAGGCAATGCAGTTGACTCTCACCATAGTCTCTCTCTTCACTCTTCACTTCTGCCCGAAGAAGCAGTCCTGTGGAAGATGGGTAGAGTAAATGAATATCTAGAATCTCATTACTACAACAGAACAACTACTCCTCCATTCGTAGCTTTCCTATGCGCTGTAATTAAGCGTGGAATCTTAGACATAGTAGGTCACCTTGATCCTAACTATGCTATGGGAATGTGGGATGATCTTGATTACAACAGGGGAGTAAGAGCAGCTGGATATAGAACTGAGCTGGCTCTAAATACTTGCATTCAGCATTTTGGTCGATCTACTTTTAATATAGTTCAAATGAAAGAGGGATTCGATGTAGACTCGTTACTCAAAACTAACAAAGCTTATTTAGATAAAAAGTGGAAAGGTAAATTAGATCCTCCTATTACTTCCGATCCTTCAATTCCAACTAAGGTCCTAACTGCACCTATCATAATCTCCAGAGCTATCTACAATACTATGGGAGAAGGTAAAGGTATTGGAATTTTAACTGAGTCACGATTAGCTCTGATGCAGAAATATTTCATCAACTCACTTAAAAGCCAAACTGATAAAGACTTCTCAATTTCCTTAGTTGTAGGTGATCCTAACAATGAAACGACTCAAAGAATTAAATCTTTAGACTGGACTGGATTAAATATCAACTTTATCCACACTACTAGTAACCTCTCAGAGTGGGAAAGCTCCATTTCAAGATCTCGAAACTGGGGACAAGAGAAAGACAAAGGCAGTCCTGAATACATAGCTAAAAACTCCAGCCATCCAATCTCTACCATAATGGCTAGACTCGACACAGATGATTGGGTAGCACCTGGATGGATAGCCCATATAAAACATATGACTAAGACTAAATCAGAAACTCACTTCATCATTAACTATCAACTAATGGGTCAAGCTCCTGATGGACGACTTTATAATTTCTACGCTAAACATACTCATGCTAGAACCAGTCCATTCCTTGTCCTAGTGCAAAAGGTCTATCCTTACATTAGTCCTTATGAAGACATACACTTGAATATGGGAAGTAAGTTCTCCACTGTCTACACCATTCCTCCTTCTTATGTCTTTATGGTAGTACATGGTGAAAATAGAAGTAATCGCCTTTATCGATTTGATCAGTTCTTCGAAGATATGGGAGAGGAAGTATTTATAAGGCCTGAGCTTAAGCCAGTTCTTATTCATAAAGAAAAACTTAAATCAAGAACAAAACCTTCATCAATAGGGTCAAGTTGGCAATCTAGAATTCAAGCTGTTAAATAAGACAATTAAATTATTTAATTAACTGGAGCAAAAAATGAGAAAATTAATTCTTTCAATAATCCTTTCATTAACATTATTAGTGTCAACTGCATCAGCTGAATTCTTTCGAGACATTATAGTAACCTCGCCAGATGGTCTATGGACTGATGCTAGAGCTTATACAAACCTAAATACTGCTATAACTGCAGTCGGCGCTACAGACCGTGAGATAGTAATAGCTTCTCCACAAGTAGTAACAAACTTAACAGTCCCTGCAAATGTTAGACTTAAGTTTCTTCGTAATGGGTCTATTACTAACTCAGGCTATCTTAATATTCAAACTACTAACATCTCTGCAGAAAATCGTCAGGTCTTCACAGGTGCTGGAAATATAGATTTTGCTGGTGGGAGTGTAATTAAGTCTGGCTGGTTCTCTAACATTGAAGCTGCATTTGCCTTAACTACTAATGACACAGTAACTCTTATTGTATCTAAACCTCATACAATTACTGCATCATACTCACCTGGAGATGATGTAATTCTTAAGTGGGAATCTCCTGGGAATATCCTATCCTTAAATGCTGGGGTAGAAGTAGGAAACCTTAAAAACATTGAAGCTGGCAACTACCAACTCTTCGCCGGAGTTGGAGACTTTGACTTTCTTGATAGTGCAGTACTTAAATTAAGTTGGTTTAATAGTCTTCATTCTGCCTTAACTTGGATTGAGTCTGAAGAAGTTACATTAATCATTAATGGATTATTTATTATTGGTCAAGATGATACTATATCAGATAATATACATACTATTATATCTGCTGGTAGTATCTTAACTATAAATTTCGGTATAACTTTAACTATATCTGGTACATTTGAATCTTCTCTGAGTCAGGTATTTGATGGTACTGGTAATATATCTTTTTCTGGTGTTATATATGGAGTATATCCAGAATGGTTTGGGGCAAAAGGTGACGGTGTAACTGATGATATTGATGCTATAATTTCTGCTCATAATACTGGAAAAATAGTTAATTATAATAAAGGTAGTATATATTATGTAGAGCCAAGTATTGGTGATACATCAAAAGCAATACCTATATATGAATATCAAATTATTAACTGGAATAATTGTAAGATTAAGTGCACTAATGGTGCTATGGCAGTATATATGATTGACTGTCGTACAGGTATAGTAGATCATCATATAAATAATATTATTGCAAGTAATGTAATTATCTATTCTGAACGTGTTGGTAGAACATATGGAAGCGCAGTTGACTTTGAATACTTTCTATTTATTAATGGAGGGTATATAATGAACTGCGAATTTAATAATTTTTCAGGGAGTGAAAATCTTGCTGCGCGCAGTATAATAAAATTCGACCTTAATTACACTCCTGCTGGAGTTGATGCAGGTGTTCCAGATGGTATAATAGTAAAAAATATGTATTTTTTAGGGAGCTATGGTGTTAGTGCTATTGTTTTAGTTGATGGAAGTACAAGTGCTGCTACAGAATCTCGAATAGGGAAAATAAAAATAGAAAATTTACTTTTGGGATGTATTACTACAATTGATTTTGATAATAGGGCGCAGTCTACTGGAAGGCACGGAGCAATAATATTAAATAAAGCAAGCTTGCATTATTCGGAGTTATCATTTGTATTTGGCGGGGTTAAAACAATACAACTTCTTAATAACTCAAAAATGTTAAATACTATTATAAAAACTGCTTCTAATGAACTTCAAGATCAACAAAGTAGCGGGGAAAGAGGATTAATTTATTCTGATGCTACAAGTTATTTTGAGGCCTGCAGTTTTGAGTCTTTAAGGATATACGCTATAGGTGTAAATTTTGCTCCTACGTATAACTATCATATGATTGATGCTACACTGTATAATTGCGATATTATTACTCCATATATATATGAAAACGCTCAAGATTATGGGTTAGTTCCTGCTGATTTCATTAAAGTTCTTTCGGCTTCTTATGGTAATAGAATAGATCATATTGAGTATTTTGGTTTAGTTAATACTACTGGAGATAGATCAGATATTAGTCAAACGTTTATAACAGCTCCAGCAACATCTTCTATAGGTTCTTTTACACCTCCGTATAGTGCGGAAGTTAAGGGTTTAACTGTAAGCCCTGGTAATACAGTCTTATTTACAATTCCAGCAGATATTATAGAATTAAGAGATACTTACGATATTAGGGTTGTCCTTAGCGCAACAGCTTGTACTGTAAGAGTATTTGCTTCAATTTCTATATTTCTTGAGAGTGAAACTACTACTTTTACAGTAACAGAAAATATACTTGAAATAACTGGTACACTTTTTATGGATTCTGCAACATCTAAAGCTATAGTAGCTACTGCTGCTATGAAAAGTGTGTATAGAAGTACAGACTCTGCTGGATCATATTTAGCTCCTTTAATTAGTGGAACATACACAGTTGGTAATGAAGTTAAAGTTTATGTCGGTATAGCAGGAGCTACTGATGTTGAAGTTTTATACGCAAGTATTACAGGTAAGCGTGGTAAATTCTCAACTGAGAATTAGATCTAAATAATGTTAATAGAAGGATATGGTAAGATAATTAATACTAATGGATCAAGAAACTAAAAACATACTATCTCAATGCTCTGTCAGCACTCGCATGACTGCTCAGACTTTCTTTCCTGAGCGCTTCTACATGCCATTTGCTGAGCAAGTTCATGGAGAGATATTTAAACTTATCGATGGGCCTGATAATAAAATAGCTATTGCTGCTCCTCGTGGTTGGGGTAAGACTTCTATTTTAGCTCTTGCATTTATGACTCGCTATATCTTATTCAATCACACTGGATTTATCTGTTACATCAATAAGTCACATGAAGCTGCATCATTACAAACTGAAAACTTACGTCGAGAACTTGTATCCAACAGGATGATTAAACACTTATTTGGTCCATTTAGAACTAAAAATGTAAATACAAAGGACTTTGAAGAGACCTTCTCCAAGAAGGCCTGGGTTGCTTATGATACATTAGTTTGGCCACGTGGAGCTGGACAGCAAGTCCGAGGTGTATTATTTAAGAATGATCGACCTGGTTTAATTGTAATAGATGATCTAGAAGATCCTGAAAAGATCCGAAACGATGAGATTCGAAAGCAGTGGTATGAATGGCTTTATGCTGATGTAGTTAAGGCAGTACCTAGAATTGGTGAGCAAGCTAAAAACTATAAAATAGTCTACATCGATACTCTAAAACATGAAGATTCTGTACTTCAAAAATTGCTCGATTCTAATGAGTGGAAATCTATTCGGCTTGAAGCTTGTGATGATAACTTTAAATCAACTGCTCCTGAGTTTATGTCTGATGAAGCAATTGAGAAGGAATGGAAAGAGCATTCAGAAGCAGGTCAGACAGATGTATTCTTTCGTGAATTAAGAAACTTACCAATTTCTACAAAGGATTCATCTTTTCAACAAGGTTATTTTAGATACTATAATGTACCTAATGATGTTGGAAGGAAGGAGACTGATCTTAAGTTACTTGACATAGATATTCAAAATAACACTAATATTGAAACTGTAGTTATTCTTGATCCTGCAAAAACGGTAAAGGTTCATTCAGCTGAGTCTGCAATAATAGGAATAGGGATTGATCTTAACAACGCTAAACTTTATGTCAGAGACATCGTCTCAGCGAAAATGTATCCAGATGAAATCTATGAAGAGCTCTTTGGAATGGGTACTCGCTTAGGAGCAAAGGTCCTAGGTATTGAAGAAACTTCTCTAAACGAGTTTATCAAACAACCTATAAAAAATGAGATGTTTCGCAGGGGTTCCTTCTTCGAGCTAATCTGGCTAAAAGCCCGAGGTGGAATGAAAAAGGAACATCGAATAAAAGAACTAGTTCCTTACTATCGAGGCGGTTATATCTACCACAATGCATCTTGCGCTAATACGAAAAAGCTAGAACAGCAACTCATAATGTTTCCTCGGTCTAAACTATGGGACATTATGGATGCATTAGCTTACATAATTGAGATGCTTGAATTAGGCGAACGTTACTTTTCTCCAAAGGATAATCCAGATGATATCGAGTCTGAGTATAAAGAACTTGATTATGAAGAACCAATAGATAATTGGAGGTATGCATAATGATAAGCTCAATTGAATTAATCTTAAGTGGTATTCTAATCTCGGTTATCTCAATAAGTATTGGAAATTTTATTGGGAGTAAAGGAAGTGTAAAAGAAGGACTATGTGGAGAAAGAAGGACTTCATGTACATCTTTGCTAATAGAAAAAATTGAAGAATTATCAAAGAAAATAGACTTACTAAACACATCAGTTAATAGACTTAATGGACTTTAACAGATAATTAAATTAATTAATTAACTATGGCAACTAAATACATACGCATAGGAAGTGCAACAAACGTCATTGGCTATGATAATGGAGATTATGTATCTGCTATTGAAACAGATGAGCCAGTTACAGTTGGCACTCCAGTTGGTCCTAATGATGCATTGATAAGTTCTAGCATTGCAGATTTAGTAACTGGCATTGCTGCATCTACAGATAATGCTATAGCAAGGTTTGATGGAGTTACTGGAAAATTACTTAAAGATTCATCTTTACTTTTAGACAACTCTGGAAATTTATCAAAGACTGTAGATGATCTAGAAATTAATTGCGGAGCTAATAAAACATTAGAATTAATTCAAGTTGTTTATGATGATCTTTATTTCGAAATTGCTCCAAAAACAACTGGTGCTGGTAAGCCAGCATTAGCTAACTTCTCTGGTAACATTAGTCAGTTTCAAATGGCTATTAATGATATATCTGAACTACGGCCAGTAGAACTAAAGCATGATGGGAAAGAAGGTACACAAATTGAGATCCATGTACACTGGGGAACTAATGGAGTTGATGGGACTGATCGTGGAGTTAAGTGGGAAATAGACTATACTTGGTCTAATGGCTTAGCGCATGGTGGAACAACTGCATTTGCAGCAGTTACTACACTATCCACTGAGACATTAATTCCTTTAAATACTCCAGATAAAACTCATATATATACAAGTGTTTTATCCTTTACACCAGCTGGATGGGAAATTGAGGCTAACTTACTAATGAGTTTAAAAAGAATTGCTTCAGTAACTAACCCTACTCCCACATTAGATCCTTGGATATTTATGGTAGGTGTTCATTATCAAATAGATACTATGGGAAGTAGATTTATTAGTGCTAAATAAGGAAACTAAATGAAAATTAGTATCGAACTAAATCAAGGTGACATTTTCTGTACTCGGAATCCTATGGCTCTTGGACGAATAATTAACTTTGTTCAGAAGATTAAAAGTAAGGATAATGAAGCAGAATACTCCCACTCAGGTATTATAATGTATAAAGATGGAATGACATTTGAAGCACTCTGGACTAATAAAAGACAGAACCTCTTCGTTGATTATCGAGGTAAGAAAGTCCTTATTGGTCGTCATAAGGAAATGACTCCAGAGAAATTCCACCTTGGTTGGGAAGGTATTAAGAAGCACGAAGGTAAATGGTATGCAGGGCATCGGTTAATTCTCTTCCTAATTCCCTTTGCTGCTAAATACATAAACTTCGGTCTTGGTATTTGCTCTGAACTAACAATGAAGTTTCTCTACAAAGCTAAAATATCATATGCTTGGAGATCTTGGAATCCTGATGATGTAGCCGATATGATAAAAAACTGGAGAGATTACGAAGTTATCTTTGAAGGAATAATTGAATAGGGGAGTAATTAATGCCTTACATTGTATCAGGTGAGCCTTCAGAACCAAAGCCAGATTATTCAAGGATGAGCTTTGATTATGAATATCCTAATGGTTTAGACTTAAAGCCAGACAGCGATTTTCATACTAAGCTAAGGAATAAAATCTGGACTAGGGCTAGAGAGTCAAGGAATGAAATGGCTAAGAGATTTCCTTCCTGGAGAGAAATAGATAAGACATTAACAGCTTATATCCCTTTAAAGGATAAAGAGAAGATTCTTAAGAAAAAGGACTCTACAAAACCTGTATCAATAGTTTTCCCTTATTCTTATTCTGTCCTTGAATCATTGTTAACTTATCTCTCAATGGCTTTCTTTCAAAATCCTATGTTCCAATATGAGGGTGTTGAAGATGATGATACTATTGGTGCTATGTTGATGGAGTTAGTTGTTAATCTTCACTGTATTAAAACTAAGGTGCCATTAGCTCTGCATACAATCCTTAGAGACTCTCTAAGTTATGGAGTAGGTATTGGAATTCCTGGGTGGGTAACTAGAAATGGCCGAGTTCCGATTAAATCTCAGTCAATTACAGAGAGTGGATTAGGTGAGTCTTCTACTGACTTTGTAGACTTTATTGATAAGGTAATATTTGAAGGAAATGATCTGACTAACATCGATCCTTATATGTGGCTACCTGATCCATCTGTTGCTAGTAGTAATATTCAATCTGGCGAATTTAACGGATGGATAGATCGTGATAACTACATGAATATGCTTTCAGATGAAGCAGTGCCTAGTTCAGGTGTATTTAATGTAAGGTATCTTAAAGCGAAAAAAGATAAAAAATCTTCCCTTTCAAATGACCAGAGTGAGCGAGAGATTAAGTTTGGAGGAGCATCTGATTCACGCAGGACAATGAATCAGTCTACAAATCCAGTTGATAATATCAAAATGTATGTTAATCTAATTCCAAAAGAATGGGGATTATCAGATGGAGAATATCCAGAGAAATGGTTCTTTTGTCTATCAGCAGATGATATCATTACTCAATGTGAGCGATCTGATCATAATCATGGGATGTATCCTGTAGCAGTTGCATCGCCTGAATACGATGGATACTCAATTACACCTATTGCAAGAATGGAAATTCTAGGTGGACTACAAGGTACTCTCGACTTCATGTTTAACTCGCATGTAGCTAATGTTCGCAAAGCTATTAACGATATGCTAATTGTTGATCCTTATCTTGTTAATATTAAGGATCTTGAAGATCCAGAACCTGGTAAATTAATCCGCTTACGTCGACCTGCATGGGGACGTGGAGTTGATAAGGTAGTTCAGCAACTTCAAGTAAATGACATAACTCGTGCTAATATGGCAGATGCAACTTATATAACCTCAATGATGGATCGAGTATCTGGAGCTGATGCATCAATGCAAGGTGCACTTCGTCAAGGTGGACCTGAGCGTTTAACTAAAGGTGAATTCCAAGGCACTAGAGGATCTGCTGTATCACGCTTGCAAAGACTAGCAATGATCATAAGTATGCAATTCATGCAAGATGTTGGTACTATGTTCGCTGTCCATACCCAACAGTATATGTCTCAAGACATGTATGTGAAGATTGCTGGAAGATCTGAACAACAGTTAGTTAAAACATTTGGAAAACAGCAACGGGTTAAAGTTTCTCCTTATGACTTGGCTATCTCTACAGACTTAATCGTCCGAGATGGTTCAATACCTGGAGGTAACTTCTCTGATGCATGGATTGAGTTGTTTAAAGTAATTGGTCAATCACCTGAACTTTCTCAGCAGTTTGATACAACTAGAATTTTCATGTATATAGCAAGTGAACTCGGAGCTAAGAACGTTGAAGACTTCAAACGTAACATGAGTCAGATTCAAACTCAGACAATGCCAGATGATGCCGTAGCGCAGCAAGTTCAAGCTGGCAACATGGTACCTGTGGGAGCCTAAGATGGAAGAAAGAGAAGTAAGATCTACTAAAATGCAAATTGAAGAATTCAAATCATCTATGCTCTGGGACGACTTTAAAGATGAATTAATTCAACTTGCTAAAAATGCCCAACTCGAATATGATATAGTAGGTGAATCTCATGTTGACGATCAAGGATTTAAAATTATTCCTAATCAATCTGAGACATTAATTCACCTTGGTGATATTAAAGGGAGACGAAAAGCAGTTCAATACTTCTTAGAAATCCCTGACATTCTAATACAGATCTTGGAGGATAAACAAGATGACTCTAGACATAACTAAACCGACTGACCAAGAATTAGTCAGTGTCCTTCCATTATATATAAGGGCAAATCGTACTGCAATTAATCTCTTTGCAGACTCAACAGATTTTGACTCTACTACTTTAATCATCACTGCAGGTGATACAGCGCTAACAGTTGGAGTTGACCTTAGCTCTGCTAAAATTGAAGTCGTTCGAATCTCTTGTACTGGTGCTGCTAACATTGCCAAGATAAGAGGAGGTACTGAAGGAAATATAAAAATCTTCATCTTCGGATCTAACACGATTAACTTCATAGATGGTACTAAATCAGATGGAAAACTCTACCTTAATCAATTACCAGTTTTATCTTCCTTTGATGCTCAGTTAGACGATGTAATTGCTTTAACTAATATCGATGGAGATGGTGCTGGAGCTTATGGTTATTGGAAAGAACTTTGGAGACAACTCTCAGTTAAATAATGAGACCATTAAATAATTTAACCAACTTAACCGTGGGAGGTTAGCAATGCCAGGAACAATTAATGAAGAGATAGAAGCTATGGGAAATTTACTTAATGCAATAACTACTGCACCAGTTACTGAGAGTATATCTACAGAAGCTCCAGGTACTGACCCACCTTCTACTGATCCACCTGGAACTGATGCACCTTCAACTAATGCTGCTGCAACAGAAGCTCCAGTAACAGATGCGCCTACTACAGAGGCTCCGTCTGAGATGGATTTGCTTAGGCAGGAAAATGCAGAATTAAAAGCATTATCAAAGACAAAACCTAAACCTTCAACTAAGGCTCCTGGAACAACTGCTCCATCCACAGATGCCCCAACTGAAGATGAGAATTTTCTAGATGGATTAGATCTAGACGACTTAACTCGTGATCCAGAATTATTCAATAAACTTTTAAACAAAGTATTTAAGAAAGGTATTGAAGTTGCTAATTCCTCAGTGAGGACTGGAAGTGAAAAAATTCTTCGTTCAATTCCTGACATTGTAAAGAATAACGTAGCATTGTCTGCTAGTTTAAAAAAAGCTAGTGAGACATTCTATGATGAAAACAAAGACCTTGAACCTTTTAAGAAGGTCGTAGCAGTTGTTTTTGAAGAAGTTGCTGCAGAAAATCCTGACAAGACCTATAAAGAAATCTTAAACTCTGTAGGAGCTGAAACTCGTAAACGATTAAATCTGCAGAAACAAGCAGTTAAACCAAACGAAAAGACAACTCCTCGCTTACCTAAGCGCAAAGGACAGCAGCAAAATCAAAGGCAACAGAACAAACCAGATGCTAATCCACTACTTAATGAATTAGCAGATATGGATAAATCACTTAACGATTACTAATGGAGGTTAATTATGGCTTTAGAAGATAGAGGTGCACAACAGGATAAGGAAATAGTTGATAAATACATTAATCCTAATGCAGCTTTTCAAATGCGAACTTTTGATTATGTAGTTCGTCCATCTGCAGATGGTGATTCAGGGCCGATCATTATCTTACTCCCTCCAGTCGCTGAAGCAAAGGGGAGATTCTACAGCATTGTTGTTAGAAATGCTGACGCAGTTAACACTGTAACAATTGCCGACAAAGATGACTCTGAATGCTGGGTTGGTGATTTAGTATTTGATGGTAAGTGTGATAAAATTCTTATGTACTCTGACGGTCTTGCTTGGTTAGCTCTTGGACAGCAAGCTGACTGGCCAGGGATTTCTACTACAGCACCTCCTGGGACTACTCCTTCTCCGACTACTGCAGCTTCTACAACTGATGCTCCCCAGGCTTAGTGTAATAGTTAATTAAACAATTTAAATATCTTTTTCTTAAGGAGAAAATAAAATGGCTGATGGATTTTTAGGAATGCGTGGAACAGGTGACTGGGTAGCAAATCAACGTCCCCTTAATTGGAGACAGCAGATATTAAAACTCTACCCAAATGGAATGGCTCCGTTAACTGCAATTCTTTCTATGATGGGAGGGAATTCTGTCGATGATCCACAGTTTAACTGGTGGACACAAGAGCAGAATGTTGTAGCTGGTGCTGTAGCAGGTGTGTTTACTATTGCTGACTTATCTGTTGCTTATGTCACTGGTGGAGTTGCAGGTGATGCTTTATTTATTCAGATAACTACTTTACTCGCTGAGAGGATTCGCCAGGGTCATCAAATCCTGCTTCGTGATGCTTCTGATTACCGAGTAGATGTTGTTTGTAAAGTGACTGGCGTTACCAGAGGAACGATCAACTCTGTACTCGCTGTGAAGTTACTTGAAGCTGATGATAACTCCCCTACTCACGATCTCAGTGATTGTGACAACTTCAAAATCATCGGAAATATTAACCCTGAGGGCGGTGAGATGCCTGATGCGATTGCACTTAATCCGGTGCAGGTCTATAATTACACCCAGATCTTTCGCTCGCCTCTTTCAATGACTCGTACTGCTTTAAAAACTCGTCTTCGTACTCCTAATGATTATCAGAAGGCGAAGTCTGAAGCTCTGGAAATGCATTCTTGGGAAATGGAGTTGGCCTTCCTCTGGGGAATTATGACTCAGAATATAGGTGACAATGGTAAGCCTGAGCGAACCACTATGGGTGTCATCAACTTCATTCGTCAGTATGCTCCAACTAACTGTGATGACTATACTCTTAATGCTACCTACGCTGGACAGACCTGGGCAACTGGAGGTGAAACCTGGTTTAAGAATATGCTTGAGCAAATCTTCCGGTTTGGTGCTGAGGATAAACTGTGTCTTTGTGGATCTGGATTTTTGCTTGGTATTGATGCTTTGGCAATGACAGGTGGACAGATCAATCTTCAGCCGGCACAGAAAACCTACGGTATGGCTATTCGATCTTGGATCACTCCATTTGGAACTATTCATATGAAAACTCACCCTCTGTTTTCTTATGATGCAACTACTCGCAATATGGGTATTATTCTTGAGCCGAAGGAACTCGGTTATCGATATGTAGATGATACTTCATTCTACGCCGAGAACTCTTCCAAAGCTCATTCTTCTGGTTATGGCCAAAGACGAGTCGATGGTCTTAATGAGGAGTACTTAACGGAAGCTGGTCTTGAGTTTGGACTGCCACAGAAATGTGCTGTCTTAAATGGTGTTGGTTTGGCTAATAACTTATAGCCTCCCACCAGGCCAGCAATGGCTGGAGAGCTAGCAATGGCTCTCCAGTTATTTAAATAATTTAATTGTCTGGAGGACAAGATGCCTAAATATAAAAAGAAACCAGTGATAGTAGATGCTGAGCAATGGCTTGGTAGTAAGGAAAGCTTTGATAAGATATTAGGTATGGGACTTAATAAATGGAAGCCTGGAGACATGGGAGCTAATAATTTTACTATAGAGACTTTGGAAGGTGATATGTTAGTAATTTTAGATGATTGGGTAATTAAAGAGCCATTTCCTACAGACAATAGAAAATTCTATCCTTGTAAACCAGATATATTTGAGGCAACTTATGAACTTATTACAAGTTAGAACAAAGTTCCGAGAGCTATCAGGAAGATTTGATCTTGTAAATGCAGACTTTTCTAACAATGGAGCTGACTTCTTTATTAATGAAGGAAGGAAGTTTCTGGATAGACTAGACACTAATCAAAAATCTTTTGCTTCCTGCTTTCGATTTATTGAGGCTGGGTTCTATGCAGCTTCCATCCCATACTCTAGGGCAATTAAGGAAGTTTGGGCATCTACAGCATCAGCAAGATGGAAGTTAGAAAAGATGAACTTATCAGACTTAATTACTGACTATCTAACAGGCCTTCCTTCAAGTAGATCAACTGGAACTCCATTATATTATTCACCTACAATAACTCGATACATTCCAGAGAATGAGACTGCAGATTCATTCGAGTCATTTATTGGTACAGTTGAAATTCCCTCTGGTAATGCTCACGAGTATAATACTATTCTATTAAATGTACCAGTAAGTGAGAAAACTGTAGTTGATATAAAGGGTCTTTATTACTCTAAAGAGTTAGTCGAAGAAACTGATTTAAGCTACTGGACAGTCGTTCATCCTATGCTATTAATCATGGCAGCTATGCGTCAAACTGAAATTATTAATAGAAATACTCAAGGTGTTAATGATTGGACTAATGCAATTGCTGTAGATATAAAACAGCTCGGTATGGACTATATTGAAGAAGTAATCGCAGAAGTAACATCAATAGGTGATTAAATGAAAAAAACTATATTTCCAGAAGGAATTCCAATAGATGAAAAGCGAATCTCGTTTATTGAGACTATAGTTACTCGATTATCAAGACGGACTAAGATAACTAAGTTAGCATTATTAACTCCATTTCCAATCTCTGCTTGTGTAAGTGGAGATAATATTTCAGGGCCTGCCTTAAAATATATGTTTTCTATAACAGGGAAGATAACTACTGGAATTGTCTACTGTAATAGTAAACCTAAGACTGGGATTGACTTGTTAATATCTATTAATAGTGAACTTTCTGGCCAGGCTAGTAGATTCCTAATCTCAAATAAAGAACATGAATTTACAATAGACATGCAGGTTAAACCTAAAGACCGACTAACTATTTCATTAAATCCTTTGTCTAATGAAGAAGGAATTAATGAAGTTTGGATTTCTATAACTTGGGTACCTGAAGTTAAAAATGCAGTAGTTAAACAATTTTTAATTGAAGATCTCGAAAATGATATATCTGAAGAATAACAGTAGGTGAACTGGTAACTCTTGTCAGGTGACAAAAATGCGAGAATTTGAACTGGTCATTGATGAAGCATTTCAAGTTGGACTTAGTCCAGAGGAGATAACTCCTTTTAACACTCAAGTCTTACGTGAGTGTTTAGGATTTAAAGTTGGAAAGTTGGGACTTGAAGCTTATATAACTCTCGATAATCCTATTAATCCAGCAGTTGATATGAAATATAACTGGCCTTTTCCTCAGTTTATTGCTGGAGAACTTTATAACATTTTAGTTATTCGAGATGACAATGGCTTTCATGATCTAGTATATTCAGTCTCAGATGATCATTGGACAGTTACTCAAATTGCTGATGTTGACACTTTGATATATGGTCAAGGTGGGTTGATGGAAGTTGCTGACTTCGGTGAGTATATCTTCATGACAAATGGAGCTGTTATTATCTATTGGAATGTAGCATTGACAGCTTGGACAATTACAGCAGCAACACCAACTATTCCAATGATGAAAACTATATGCAATTTCAAGGGGCAAGCAGTAGGTGGTAATATATCTGGAGTATGGCATGACTGTGATGAAACCTATTATGTTTGGTCTAAGATTGGTTCTATAGACTTTACTCCAGATAATTATAATGAAGCTGGTTATAGACGCTGTCCTTATGGTGGAGAAGTTTATCATACTAAACGATACGGTGATAGTGTAATAGGTTACTCATCTAAAGGAATTACAATAATTAGTCCTGTAACTTCACCTGTACCTTCATTTGGATTTGCTGAAGCTAGTGACATAGGGTTGATTAATAAAGGAGCTATGAATGGTAATCTAAATCGGCATATCTATGTTGGTGAAGATTATATACTTAGAGAGTTATCTCCTACATCTCTTACAACTGAAAGAGGCGGAATTAAGGAATTAGGTTATCAACAGTATATGGAGGAATTAGCTGGAGAAGATATTATAGTTAGTTATGAACCTAAAGAGAAAGACTTCTACATTGGCAATAGTACGAAAACCTTCTTATTATCTCCAAAGGGCTTAACCGAAATCCAACAGCATCCTTCAGCTGTATGGAGAAGAGATAAAGAAAGCTATATGCTTCCAGCAGCTATTGATATCTTTAGTCCACTAATCTCAACATCAATCTTTGACATGGGCTATAAGGGACAGAAGACAGTATTTACAGTTGAGACAGATGCTTTGTTAAATGTAGAACCTGAAGTATCAGTTGACTGGGCTAATGATCTAATAATGTGGGGATATGGAAGTTATACACCTATTAACAATATGGGAATTGCTTCAATGATAACTTCAGGTAATCTCTTCATGTTTAATTTAAAGTTTGGATCTATCTACGATATATTTAGGATTAGTTATTTAAAGGCTAGATATAAAATGACTGATTTAAGAGGAATAAGGGGGGTTTATGCTCCTCCTCCACGGGGACAGATAAATGATAACTAAGTTAACGCCTGAACAAGTTTCAAGTTTCTGGGATGTTATTAAGTATGCAATTGAAGAGTCTTTGCCTCCAACTGTAGATGATCACCCAGATAAAATGAATAGAATTTTAACTTCATTACTCTGCAGTCAGATGGATTGCTGGGCTTCATATGAAGTTAATGAAGATAATAGAAAATTTGATGGACTTATGGTTACTAAAATCTTATATGATAATTCAAGTGACACAAAAAGTTTATTAATTTACTGTATTTATAGCTATGAAAGCGCATCAAGAAAAAGCTGGGAAGCTGGAACTAGATCAATTTTAAAGTATGCTAAATATAATAAGTGTAGTAAGATCATAGCCTATACAGAAGTCCCTAGCATCATTGACTGGGCAAAGCGAATAGGCGCAGAAGCAACTTATACATTTCTTTCTTTTAACGTTAATGAGTTAATGGAGAAAGTATGAAAATAATAACTAAGTGTATTATAGATATGGAAACACTCCAGATTATAGAAGAAGACTCATATGAATATACTGGAGATGTTAGTCTATGTAAAGGTGGTGGTGGAGGTGGAAGTAGTTCTGGAACCACAGATTATCAAGCTTATATGAAAGCCTGGCATGGTGATGCTTTAGATGATAATGGAGCTGATGTACTAACAAGCTCAATGAATGATGTAATTAATTCAGCTCTTGGTAATTCACCTTGGCTTGCTCAAACTGCTTATGATCCAGATGCTGATTTAGTTAATCTAATTGCATCTCCTAATGTATTACAGACTATGGTTACGCTACTAAGTGCAGGTACAACACTTGATACATTGATATCTAATGTCTTAGATACAACAAGAATAGATACAGTAGTTACTGAATATGCAGCTGATTTAGATGCTAGGTTAATTTCAGACATCTTGCCTAGATTTAACTCTGGGATGCGAGATATTAATGCAGTACAGTCTTCAGCATTTGTAATTGGGAAAGCCTTGATTGAAGAAAATCAAGATCGGCAGATAGCAAAATTTTCAGCTGATATGCATAATAAGGCAGAGTCAGATGATGCGATTAAAGTTATTCAATTAAAACTAGAATATCAAAAAAGTGTATCTCAATTACTGGCCGAAGCATATCGTGTAAAGATAGTTGCTAAGAAAGAAGAAAATGATGTAAATATGGATATAGATGAAAAAGATGCTATGTGGGATTTGGAACTATTTCAATATGGAGGTAATCTTCTTGCTGCAATTGGAGGTGGAGTTGCTAATCCTAAAGCTGCTAAAGGTCCTTCACAGATGCAGTCAGCAATCGGTGGTGCTATGTCTGGCGCAGCTGCTGGAGGGATGATAGCTGGCGCATCGTCTGGTGCAATAGCTGGACCTGTTGGTATAGCAGCTGGGGCAATGTTAGGTCTTGCATCTTCATTTATGTAGATAAAATAAGTTTGTTAATTAATTTAATTAACTGGAGGATAAAGTAAATGGCAACGGAAAATTTGTTAGAGAATCAACTCTTCCTTCAATACCTTTCAGGTGCAGGCTCTGCAATGTCAGCAGGGCAGCCAGTAGGCCCTGCATTAAACCAAGTGACTCAACAGCAGATTTCTTCTAGAAATTATATGAAGATGCTGCAGAAAATGCTTGGTAAAGGTGTTGAATTTAAATCAGATGCTGAAGGTAAAGCTACTGTTACTGGTGAGTTATCTAAAGTTCTAGGTATGGAAGAAGGTGAAGGTCAAGAGCAAGGAACTGGTACATTAGAAAATGCTCCATTAGGTACTTCGAAGCAGCCTAGTCAAGGAGGTCTAATATCAATGCTAAACCCTTCCTCCAGCCCTCTAGGTGACTTTACAGCATCCGACCTAGCAGGGCTGACTCCTAAGGATATTTCACAAGCGTTACAGTTTAAGTTTGCAGGTGAGGAACTTGGTGATAAGAGAATTAATGATATAGTTGATAGAGAACTTAAGCGAGCCCAAACTATTGGTATTACTCCTTCAATTACAATTCCTGGTACAGATGTTAAGTTGACTAGAAAGGAATATATTAGTTGGTTTACTGCAGCGAATAAAGATGAACGGACTGCAGCAATTAAAAACTTTGAATTTGCTCAGACTAATAAAGGTGGAAAATTTAAAGGTTCTTTTGAGCAATTTCAAGATAATGCTAAAACAACTCACATGAAAAACTACATAGGCGCAAAGGATGATGGGTATGTAGGTAGCTTCAATGAGTGGATGCTGACTATGGCCAAAGCTGGAGCAATCAATCTTGGTGATATAGTTGCAAGGAAGGAAGCGACTAAAGATGTCTCGGCAAAGAAATATTTCACTGATCCTAAAGGTCTAGTTCAAGATGTAGATAAATTTATCTCTTCAGATGAAGTTCAAAATGAACTATTTCAATACTCTGATACACCACAGTCTCTTGAGCGTGAGAAAGTTAGTCGTAAGGAACAGTTTATTGAAGGGAAGATAACTTCCTCTGGTGGCACAATAGTAAAGGCTAGATTAGATGGAAGAACCTTTGTATGGGAAGTTAAGTGGCCCGATGGAACAGTAAGTGAGGTGAAGTATGCCAACTAGTTTAACAGACCAGATGTTTGAGGTTAAGCAAAAGTCATTGACAGATCAGATATTTGACCCTTCAGAGAGTAAAGGAAGTCTGACTAATCAGATGTTTGGGCCGAGCATAGCTACGCCAGTTACTCCTGAAGAGCCTATTGAGTTAGACACTCCTAGCAGATTCTCAAATGCTAATATTCCTATACCTGTATCTTTAGTAGATATTAAGCCTACAGCTAGGTTTAACATAGGTGATGATATAGGAACTTTTTCTCAAGATATGAGTAAAGTAGGTTCTGTCATAGCTGATACATTTAAAGGTATTTCAACTATGGCTATGAATCCTATGGAGACTATTAAAGGAGGTCTTGACTTTGCTCTGTCTCTGCCTGGATTTATGGTGGGATTAGGAGATGCTGGAATTAGTGTTGCTCGAGAAGGTGTGAGTCAGTTAGCTTATGGCACTTTTAACATAGAAGAAATGTACAATGCTGCTTCTAAAGGTATGCAAAGATCAATGGAATTCTTTGAGCCTGGCAAGTTTATACTAGGCAAGCCTACACCTGAGTCACAGTTAGTTGCTCAGGTTGCAATGGCTCCTATGAGTGCTTTAAGTGCTATTGGTCAGGAAGTTGCTTCTCGACCAATGTTTGAAGACTCACCTAATATTAGAGGATTAGCAAAGTTTGCTGGGGATATAACTGGCTTAATGACTATGGGACTGTTACTTCATGGTCCTAGAGGTAAGAAATTTGCTAAGGACACTGAGACTATTGTTAAGAAAGCTAAAGATATTATTGAGAAGGAAAAAGCTGTAAATGAAATCCCTGATGTATTAATAAAGGAGGCTCAGAAGAAAGTTCTTGAAGCTGAGAAGCATCAATTAGAGTTAGAAGCTGAGAGAGTTGGGAAGAAGATTAGTGAAGATTTACTTATTAGGGAGGAGTTGACTAGGCAGGCAGAGGAAATTGCTAAGGCTAAGATGCTTAAGCCTGAGAAAATGAGAGAGGTTAAAGTAGATAAAAGGAAGAAGGGATTTAAGGATAGAGTAGGTCCTATGGTAGAAGATGTACCTAAAACTCCTTACATAGAACTCAATCCTGAATTTGATAAAGTAATGGATGGGGTTATAGATGTTAAACTTACTAAGATACCAGAAAAGATAATCGACCTAGATCAAAAAACTGGCACTTCCATTCCTTCTATCGAAGGAGAAAAGTCACCTTTCTTCCAAGATATTAAGACAACTGAAGTGTTTAATAATCTTTATAAAGAACGAGAGACTGCTGTTAATGGAGATGTAGAATTATTTACTCAGAAACTAATCAATGATGTTAATCGCTGGTATCATGGAGATAAAGATGTAGATATTGCTAAGGTTAGAGAAACACTTAGTAATCTTGCATCGAGAGGCGAGGAATTAAGAGAAGATTTTATCTCCGGTGCAGATCATTTTGCATGGAAGGAAACTGTATCTGATGCAGCAAGCTGGGCGAGGAGGATAGATAATAAAATAATTAAACGAACTGAATTGATTGAAGAAGGGAAAGTACCAAAAGCTGAGGTAGATACTACTGTTGATATAGATTACTTTGGTGAGAATAAGCCACTTCCTATAAAGCCAAGTGATAAGGATGGAGGATCATCTGGGAAAGGAACTAAACTTTATAGTGGGTTTGATCCTACAGATGCTACTAAAGCAATCATAGCTGGGGCAAAGAAAGTATCTGAATATACTAAACGTGCTCGTGGGATGAAGTCTTTCAAACCAATGCAAGCTGCAAGAATGTTAAGGGAAGAATTTAACAAAGCATTTATTGACAGATCAGGTAATATAAGAATTGATCTACTAAATAATCTTGGTGAGGAAGGATACAAAGCAATTCAGAAAATGTATCTTGCAAAGGGAGCTAGCTCTATCTCGGCAAATTTACTTAAGCAGTTGCAGAAGGAAGTCTACAGTGGATTAAATAAAAGTGATAAGCAAATCTTAGATACATTAATCTTATCTGATCGAATGGTAGATATTGGAAAGTATAAGAGTACAACACAGTTTAAATTTCCTGATGGGCTTGAACCTAAGAACTCAGTTGCTTATTCAGAACTCTTCGGACTCATTGAGAAGCTAACACCTGAAAAAGGAAAACTAATTAGAGGCAGAGCTAGAGCTTATTATGAGTGGATGAAGAAACCACTTAAAGATATGCTTGATGCAGAGTTAATTAGTCAAGAGGAATTCACTGCACTTTCATCTCATAATTATCGGAGACTTAAACTCGTAGACGTTTATGATAAAAGGTATGGAGCTAAAGTAGGTGGAAAGAAAAGAACTGTGTATGATTCTGGAGTTGAGTCATTAGCTAAAGGACGAGACACAGATATATTTGAGCCTAGTTCAGAGATAATGGCGCTGGAAGTATTTAATAGAGCCTATGGAAGAATATTAAATAATGAAGCTAATAAGTCTCTGCTTGAAATTGCCAGACGAGATAAAACTAATCCATTTGTTAGAGTTAAAGAAGAAAAATCAGACATAATTCCTTCTGGTTGGTCTAGAGTCTTCATGTATGAAAAAGGTGAAAGGAAAGCTATTTATTTATCTCCAGAGATGTCTAAGGAATGGATTGTAAGTTCTCCAGAAACCACTTATCGATATAGTCAATTAATGCGCTATGCTTCAGGTTCTCCAGTCTTAAGAACATTTGCTACTGGAATTAACTGGAGTTTTGCCTTAGCTAATTTACCAAGAGATGTAATGCATACTTGGTTCACAGCTAGAACATTTAAGGATGGTGAATGGTCTGGTGCTTATAGCCCTCATGCTCCAGTATTTGCTGCTCAAATTACATCTGACTTATCAAGAGTATTTACTGATGCTGCGACTAAAGGTAAGAGGTATAATGACTATATTAATGAAGGTGGAGGAATGGAGTTTTTAGTTCATCAAGGTAGAATACTTCAACGAGGTAGACATATTGAAGGGCCGATTGATTCTATATATAATTTCCTAGGTTACTTTGGTGAGACTTCAGAGATAATGACTAGGTTAGCAATTAGAGATAGAGTTATTAGGAATCGTGCTAAGGAGAATGGCATTACTTATGAGCAAGCTTATAAGAACAAAGATATAACGAGAGAAGCTACATTTGCAGCAAGAGACTACATGGACTTTGGACAAGGAGGAGGAATTGCTAAGGCTTTGGATAATGCTATTCCTTATCTCAATGCAAGTATTCAGGGAACAAGAGGGATGTTTAGAGCTTTTAAACCAGGCTCAGGTACAGCTCTTAGTTCAACTTATAAATTAGCTCAGTTTGGAGCACTGGTTTCTGGTCTTTATATTGCTATGGGCAAGATGCATCCAGAAAGTTCTAAGGCACTAAAAGGTAATATTAATACTCAGAATAACTTAGTCATTCCTATTGGAGATGACTTTGGATTTGAAGATGAAAAAGGCCAGATTAGATATCCTTATTTAAAGATTCCCTTAGACCCAGGTCAGAGATTCTTCAAGACATTATTTGAAGGATCAACAGATAAATGGTTAGGGAATGAAGTAGATGTAGATCAACTAACTGATACCTTAAAGCAATTCTCACCTGTTAGTGAAGTTAGTGGAGTTCTTCCTCCAACAGTTAGTGGTGCACTTGGTTATGTTACTAATAAAGACTTCTGGTTGAATGAAGATATTTGGCGTAAGACTGATAAACCCTTTAGTTTTCCTCAGTCAAAAGAAGAACATATCCCTGGACGGACACCTCAGGCCTATACAGACTTTGGAGAAGTAACTGGGTTAAGTCCTGAAAGAACAAGATATGCAGTTGAAGAACTTACAACTAATGGAACTCTTTGGAGTTATCTATTAGGCCAAGGATATGATGCAATGAGAGGATTACCTAAGGACAAGAGAGAGCAACATTTAGCAATGGTGTTAGCAAAGACTCCTATAATTAAGAGATTCTTTGGAGTGACTAATCCTTATTCTAAATTTGCAGGTAAGATTGAATCTGCTGATGAAGCTTCTGATATAAAAAGATGGATTCAAAGAAGAGAGTTAGATAGGTTAACAGAAGGTTATTTGTTTGAGAAGAGTGTAACTAGGAAGGAAATATTTAAGAATATTAATTCTTATAAAGACCTAGATACTAGAGATAGATTAAGAGATAGATTTGAATTTCAAGAGAAGACTAAGACTTTACCTAATAGATCTTTCTGGTTACGGTTGAAGGGATTATCTACTGATGCAAGAGCAAAGGTCTTTGTAGGTAGGTTAAAGAAATCTAATGCAGAAGAAAAGTCCCAACTCTGGAAAGAGTATGGAAAAGTTTCCAGAATTGGAGGAATTGCTAGTGAAGGATTTAGAGATGAAGTTAAAAAATTAATGGTTGAGAAAGATGATTAAATTAATTAATTAACTTAATCCTTCAACCTCTTAATTATAGTATCTGCTCCAGGTTTATTAATTACCTTGACTGACTTAGCTGCTTCTAATGTAACTAAAACTCTATCCATCATTAACTTATCCATATCATTGCTGAAGTGTCTGGCAAATTGCCATAAGGGAATTTCATCTGTTGCTGAACTAAGAATAAATTTAGTCGCCTTGTTAATTAAGGTAGAAGTATCACTAGTTCCAAATCCTTTAAAGACCAAATCCATTTTATTTTCAGCTTCTTTCAAAATAATAGAAGCTTCTTCTAAATCATCACTTGTTAATGCTAGATCATGTTGTCCATGAGAAGCATTAACTATCATTGAAAGTTTCATTAGATGCGTTCTGCGTCTACCTAAATATCCGTCAAACTTAGGGTCATGAAAAGGTGGATGATCTTCAGCATCCCAGCACCAGTCAGTCCATGCAGATAGAAAATCATCTGTGTATTTAAACTGGCCTGAAAGCATAGAGATTTTTTCTAGGTCACTAACTAGCAATGCACCTAGTTCTTTCTCAGCAGGGGTTTGAACTGGGATGGTTACTAGCTTGGCCTTCTTCTCTTCATAAATGAAGATAATCCGACTTGTTAATCCACCTCCAATTGACTCAACTGGTAAGGAACTATTTATTAAGTCAGGAGTAGTACCACCTAAGAGATTCACCCAAACTCCAACGATCTCCTCTTTCTTCCTTGCAATAGTTTCATAAGACCACTTACGATCACAATCATACCAGTCACAAAGCGCAGCCATTAGTTCTTTATTATGATATCCCAAGAAGACGGTGAACTCTTTAGAGAAAATTGAAAGGGAGGAATGGTAAGTTTGCTTGCCAGTAACCATGTCTACATCGGTTAGATTTGTATCCTTCAAATGACGAATTAGTGCTTGAAGTGAAGTAGATTGAGCACTCATGCGGATAGAAGGAATTTCACAGAGTAGATCAAGTCCTGGATTCATTGCAGTTCCCTTGCCAGTAGCTGAAGGACCTACTAAGACAACGTAAAGATTAGGATAGAAAATTAATGAAGTTCCCCATTCTACATAACACTTTCGTTGCATAGCAGATGCAATACAGGAAATTGCAGTCCACTTGCGAAAGAGATAAGGAGGTTCAGTATTATCAGTGTATTGTAAGAAAGACTCAATCCAGTTTGAAAGTTTATGCTTGAGTTGATTCATATATTTCTCTTAGTTTATTAGCTAGATTAAATTCATTAGTGGGGAAATCCTTACTTTTAATTTCAGTCATGTTATCTTTACACATGTCTAGACCAACAGCAACATCGCAAGGAGTTTTAATTTCAGTGTCTTTCCAATAGATAGGAGTTTCAAGTGATCCTTTAATCAAGTTAATAATCCTAGCATGAGATTCCCAGGGTTCAGACAAAGGAATCTGAAATACCACTGAATCATGAATTTGAGCAAGAAGCTCAACTGACTTGAAAAGACCTTGATTAAAATAGATATATTCAAGTCCTTGTTCATTAATCTTATCCGCGCAAGTACTTTGAGGTAATTGAGCAAAGGCTTCACGATAAGTTGCAAGGCAAGCACTTTTAGCTATATTACGAGAAGGGATTATAGGACCTAGGAATAATCTCTTACGTCCAAAGAGGTTAGTAACTACTCTATTCTTCAATAGCATATTCTTTACTATTACATGAAAGCCTCCTCGAATCTGCGGATAGCCTTTGTGAATCTTCTCAATAATATGCTTAGCTTCAACCTCACTCATTTCATTCTTAAGTGCGAATGTTTTATAACCTACATCGTAATTAGTAGCATGATTACCTTTCTTTCCCCAGAAGCGTTCACTCTGTCTCCCATCACCTAAAGGTGAACTACCATCTTCTCCAGAAATCTGATCATATGGTTTACCTATAATAATCGAAGCAGTGAGTCTGTGAAGATCAACTCCTTCTTCGAAAGCCCTAATCTGCTCAATGACTCCTCCGACGTAAGCGACGATTCTGTTCTCGATCTGAGAAAGGTCAAGAGAATATCCGAGATATCCTTCGTCAAACGTAAAGAATCTAAGAAGGTCATGAGGCCAGTTCTGTTGATTACCTCCAGTTCCAAAGATAGTCTCACCAGATGAGAGTCTTCCTGTTTCAGTACCAACTGGCTTATACGAGCTTCGATAGCGTCCATCTTGGTCTACCTTTCCTATGTTAAGGTAAGTTGATATGCGCTTGCTTAAGGAGCGGAGATTAAGCATAATTTGTGCAGCTTTATATCCACGTCTAGAGATTCGTTTCAAAGCATCGACATCAGTAGTTGTGTTATATTCACCTTTAGCATTGCGCTTCTTGTAAGGCTTAATGTTTAGCTCTCCATAAAAATAACTAGCAATCTGCTTCGGTGAGTTATGATTAATTTCGTAGCCAACTTCCTTATGAAGTGATTCTATTTCATAGCTTAACTTTTTTTCTTCTTCTAACTTATACTTTAACATTCCAGCAACGTCAACCTTGATGCCACGCTCAGCCATATAAAGTAGAGGTTTAATTAACTTTCGTTGGCGCTCATAAGTAGGCAAATTATCCTGCTTTGATAACTCAATTATCTGATTAGGATGCGCAGCGGATGTTGCAATAGTATCCATTCCATTATAGTTCCACCATTGCTCCCAGGTACCAGTGCCAGCTTTTATCCACTGTTTACCATCAGCTTTGTAATAAGGTATGTCAGTATGCATGTTAGTGACAAAGTCCAGCCCAGCAGGAAAATCAGGAAACATGATCTTCTGAGCAATTTGAGTACAGTGAATTTCTCCCCTAGGTACCATACCATACTTATGATAAAGAAATTGAGTATCAAATATAAAGTTAGCCCCACGCTTAGAAATTCTATCATCTTGAATTATCTTCCCAATTAA